CCCGAAGGCAAAGGATGCCTTATATTAACGCTATGGCTGGCATTTGCAGCCCTGGCAGTACTGGGAATATTTATAGCGAGTTTTTTTATTAAATAACAAACGCCATGAAAAAATTAATGATGCTTACGGCGCTGATATTTGTCTTCGCCGCATGTGAAAAAGACGGGCCGGTATTTTGCTACACCTGCCAGGTCAAGGAAAAGATAGAAGTCTATTATCCATGGGAAGGCCCGGTGTTCATCTACGAGGGTACCCAGGTGATAGGCAGCAAGACAAAGGTAATAAGCACATTCACTAAATGCGATGTTGATGAAAATACAATTAGCAGCATAATGAGCAGTTACTACAAGGTGGAAAAGATCGACAGGTACCCTCAGCCCACCCTGAAGAAAACCACGAGCTGCGAATGTGAAAAATACCAGAAGCAATGACAAAAGGAGATGACAGGATAGCACATGACTGGGTAATGGATAACTACCCTGATGCCTCACCAGAGGAAGCCATAAGGCTGTTCAGTGCTTTCGCTGCCGGAACCAGAAGCGTAAACAACCCGAAGAAAACGCCTTATGAAATTATCATAGAGGTAGTTTGTGACTATTTAAAGATGCCTGAATCCCGTATATTTGCCAAGACAAGAAAAAGGGAGGCGGTATTTACCCGGCAGGCAATTATGTTTTTTGGTAACAAATACAAACAGGGAACACTCAGGGAGCTGGGTATGGTATTTGGAAAAGATCATGCCACAGCCCTGCACAGCATACGAACTATCAACAACCTCATCGACACTAACCCGCAGATAAAACATGACATCGGTAAAATGGATGAGGTGATAAATAAGCGACTTGAACCATTTATGAATTATAGATAAAACAATAAGAGATGAAAGAAGAAAGAATTATAAAAGCCAAAGAGATATTATCAGAACAATGTGGATACAAAGACCACAGAGATATGGAAATGAATGATGATGTTACAGCAGAAGAGGCACTTGATGCTATGATAATATTTGCTGATATATTAGGTCAGAAAATAAAAGAATATTTAACTAAAAAACAATAAGATATGAAGCAAGAATTTGAAATGACACAACAGGAAATGGATGACATTATTGCTATAAATAAAAGTCGTATGCCTGTAATGAAAATTGGAAATGTAACAACTGGAATGGATTTGCAAGAAAAGATTAATGCTTATTGGGGTGGATTAGCGGATAAGTATGGATTCAAACAAATGACAGTTGAACCAAGCAGTAAAGGCAAATTGTTCTTTTTGGCAGAACCAAAACCAATTGTTAAACCAAAAACACAGACCGAAATTGAAATTGATAAGTACGTTGGAAACGCAATGGGATATTTGAATTATAACGTTACTGATGCTTTAAAAAGAATAGTAGCTCAACTTGAAAAATCCGACTATGAAAATGAAGCAGGGGTAATGAAAATGAATGTTGCTTTTCTTGCATTAAAACAACTTGCTGATAAATCATAATTGCGAAGCATAAGCGGGTGGGCTTTAAAACTCGCATTGAAGCAGAAGAAGCAGCCTTTGAGAAAGCATTTGAACTGCTCGAAAAGAAATTAAAATAACATGAACATCGAAGTACAACTGCGAAAACAGCCAGACGGCTCACACCAATACAGGAAAGGCTACTTTATGTCAATGGATAACCTCATCCTGCTTGCCAGAGACTTTCAGGCAGACTGCCACGACGGCTTTGTGAGCAATGACAGGGCGTATGTAGAAAATTGGCTGAAAGAGCATGATGAATGAAATATTTTTCTTACCTTTAACCTGGGTTTAAATTTTTCATGAGGTTAGGTTTTTAGGTCGGACAGATAAAGCTACGTCTAAGTTAAGTCAGGTAATTACAGGGCTTTTTTTCGGTAGCTTGTTTATCCGGCCTTTTTACATTGTAACAATTTGTTAAAAAAATATGTATAATATCAATAAAGTGTTACAGAAAAATGTTGTAACTTCATAACTTTAAAATTATTTAACATGCCATTCCAAACAAATAATGAATATTGGAAGCTAAGATCAAAGCACGGCAGGGATAAACAGTATAAGACACCTGAAGACTTCGCTGATAAGGCGAATCAGTATTTTAACTGGTGTGTAGACAACCCGCTTAAAGAAGAAGTCGTGCATGGCAAGGATTCAAAGATTATAAAGCTTAACAAGATGAGGCCCTTTACAATAGAGGGTCTTTGTAATTTTATGGATATCAGCGTTCAGTGCTTTTTAAACTATAAAAAAAGAGATGACTTTGTTGATGTCTGTACGCGCATAAGCCAGATAATTTATAACCAGAAGTTTGAAGGGGCGGCAGCAGGATTCCTGAATGCCAGTATAATAGCCCGCGACCTGGGGCTTGTGGATAAGCAGAAAACAGAAAGCGAACATACAGGAGATATTACAATTACTCGCCGTATAATAGGGGCGAAAGATGAATAGCAACATAGAATTTCAATATACGCCTTCACAGGCAGAGTCGTTCTTTGACATACCAGATAGCATTAAATATGTAATTATTACAAAGGGCAGAAGATGGGGCGCTACACAGGGAGCTGAGAAAGCCTGTATTGAATGGCTACTTGAAGGCAAGAAGATATTGTGGGGTGACACCGTTAATGGCAATATCGACAGGTATTTTGAAAGGTATTTTGTCCCGGATTTGAAAGCAGGCAATATTCAATATAATTATTCAAGGCAGGATAAGAAGCTGTTAATAAGAAACAGTTACATTGATTTTCGTTCCGCAGATAGGCCTGAAAATTGGGAGGGGTTTGGTTATGCCTACATTTTTTTAAATGAGGCCGGGATCATTTTAAATAACCCTTATCTATATACAAATGCAGTGTTACCCATGTTAATGGATTCACCTAAAAGTAAGCTGATAGCCGCCGGGGTGCCAAAAGGAAAGTTTTGTAGGGGACTTAAGAATAAAGATAAAGAGCATCCTTTTTATACCATTTACAAAGCGGCTGTGAATAATACACCGGGATATAAGCTGCATCAGTTCACTTCTTATGATAACCCTTTATTGTCAAAAGAACAAATACAGGCGCTGGAAAAAGAGATAGGGCGAATGTCAGCAGCAATGGTGGATCAGGAAATATACGGGAAATTCGTTGACAGCACCTCTGGCGTATTGTGGACTGCAGATTTAATAAAACATGTTGATAGCCCACCGGCTGACATGAAGCGAATAGTGGTAGGGGTTGACCCTGCTGGAACAAAGACAGGCGACGAGGTGGGAATAATATCAGCAGGAATCGACAGGGATGGCAATATATATGTCATGACAGACAGAACGGGCGGGTACACTCCCTACCAATGGGGCAGTATTGTTGCAGGAGAATATAAGAATCTGCAAGCAGACAGAGTGGTAGCAGAACGGAATTACGGGGGCGATATGGTAAAGAGTAATATACATAACATAGACCGGGCAATAAGGGTAAAAGATGTGACAGCGACAAGGGGCAAGGAAATAAGAGCGGAGCCGGTAGTTTCTTTGTATGAGCAAGGAAAGGTATATCACGTGAAAGGCTTGCATAAATTAGAGAACGAAATGATAACATGGGTTCCGGGTATCGGGAAATCACCTAACCGAGTAGATGCACTGGTATGGGCTTTGACAGACTTAAGTAGTAACAAAATTGAAAACTGGACAGCATGAGTATATTAGACATATTTAAAAAGCGAAACATCAAGGAGCAGGAGTATCTTGTCGGTAACCAGGACTGGCAGATGCTCGCACAGATGCTGTTCAGGTACATAAACAGCAACCCGACGGTCAACCCTATTGTCACAAAGACGGACTACATAACCAAAGCCTATGCTTACAACTCAACAGTTTATTCGATCATATCGCTCAGGGCCAATGCAGCCAAAGGCATACCGTGGCTCGTTTACAGGGTCAAGGACAGGGCCAAGCTCAGGCAGTACTCATCCATCACAAATAAGGCGCTTAATCTGGGAAGAACGATATCGACAAAAGCTGAGGCGCTTGAGGAAGTGGAAGGAACTCCGATAAACAGGCTGCTCAAAGAGCCCAACCCACAGCACTCGTTCCAGGGGCTGATAGAGGGGCTTTTTGTTTACCGTGACACCACAGGCGACGGGTACCTGTTCGGCATCCCGGCAGGGAGCAAGGAGCTGGCACAGTTATTTCTCCTGCCTGCAGATAAGATACGTATCGTACCCGGTCCCTTCACAGATCCCATAAAAGGCTATACGTTCAATGACTACTACGAGGGCAAGCTCCTTGAGAGGGAGAAGGTCATGCACTGGAAATATTTCAACCCGATATGGGATAACCAGGGCAGGCAGCTATACGGCCTGTCACCACTTGTGGCAGCAGCACGGGTAATTAACTCGGATAATGCCGGGCTGAACCATCAGAATGCCAGCTTTGATAATGAAGGGCTGAAAGCTATCATCACCGGCACCGAGCAAACAGAGATAGAGTTCACTCCTGAGCAGGCCGAGAAGCTGAGACGTAAATTCAAGCGTGCGGCAGAGAGAGCCCGAAGCGGAGAGGGCAACCTTGCATTTAACAGGGCGCCAATTAATATACACAAGATAGGTGAGTCGCCCGCTGACCTGGGAGTGCTTGAAAGCCAGAAATACTACAAGGAAGTGCTTTGTAATATATTCCGCATCCACCCATCACTACTTAGCAGCGATGCCAGCACCCTTAACAACCTTAAAGAGGCACGCAAGGCGCTGATGACAATGAGCGTACTACCCGATATGGATGACCTGAGAGATAACCTGAACAACCTCATAGAAAGATATTACGGGCCGGCTTACTATGTGGATTACGACATTATGGCTATCGAGGAGCTCCAGGATGACCTTGAGAAGCTAAGCCGTACACTTGCCGGCATGGACTGGATCACACGCAACGAGAAGAGGGCAGCCACTAACTACGATCGCTATGAAGATGAGGCGGCCGATAAGCTATACACTACCATGAGCGAGATACCACTGGGCTATTCATTTGACAGTGGGTTCGACCAGGTGGATAAAGAGATAGAGAAATTACGTAAACAATATCAAAATTAAATTATCATGCTTACAAAAATTCACGACAAATACACGGCCGAGGGCGTCATGCAGTACATGATGAACGCCGGCGGCGGATATGTTGGTGCGCACGACGTGCTGAACAATGCCAATGGCTATGACAGCGATGACTATGCTGATGAGACAGGCCAGTACGTCTATGCTATCGAGTGCTATACCGACGGGCTGACCTTTGACACTTTGGAGGAAGATGGTACTTCGGTAAGTGCTTTACGCCTGGCAGGTAGCACAAGCGGCTACCCGCAAGGAACGATCATCACGGGCAAGTTCAATAAGATAACGCCTGCCAGTGGCCATGAATGTGGAATATTTATAAAGAGGTAGATATGAGGTTTTTACGAACACCGAGTTTTCCTGCATGGAGGCGACCGTCTGGCGGTTGGTCTACAGCTATTGTAGCCCTAACTATTGACTACACAGCCACCCAGTTCGACTTCAAATGGAAAGCACCCTCTACAAGCACCATTAAGTTTCACTGGGGTGATGGCACAACAGATGAAGTGGCAGGGCAGGATGGCACACTCGTTACCACGACAAGCTCTTATTCAGGGGCAGGGACATATAAGTTCTACCTTAGTGGTGATGTTGAGGATATTACTTATATAGATATTAGTAATCAGGCGTTTGTTTCGGGTGATATAGATGGCTGGGGCAGCCTCGTTAATTTGACTTACTTGAGGGCATATTCAACAGGAATGGAAGGAAATATTGAGAATCTTGCACCTTGTGCGTCTATAACATATTTGAATTTTAATGGCTGCTCCAATATAGAAGGAGAATTAAGTGTATTAGATAGTAATGTGTTTACATATTTAGGTTTAGTGTCTTGTTCTATTTCATTTGAAAGTGTTGCTGCGTTTACTGGCAATGGTGGTAATCTTCTTATACATGAAAATAACCTAACAGCACAAGAGGTAAATAATGCTATTGAAAGTTTTAAGACCTACACCAACGGCACAATAAACATAGCAGGCAACAACGCCCACCGCACAGCAGCGAGCAATGATGACCTAAACACCCTACTGGCTAACGGCAATAGTATTACTTTGAATGATACGCTTAGTGCAGAGAAAATCACAGACGGTGATATGTCAGCAGACACTAACTGGGATGTAACTGATGCAAGTTGGAGTATAGCAGCGGGAGTAGCCTCTTATGATGATGTAAATGATGACGCTGGTATATCTCAGGCAGACGGCGATATGGTCACGGGTATTGCGACAGACACCGTTTATAGATTAGCCTTTACAACAGCAGCAACCCCAACAACTGCAGCGATAGCAATTAAAAATGCAGCTGAAGATACAGTGTATTTTGCAGCTGATGATTATACAGATGACGACCATGTTGTTTACTTCACATCTCCATCTAATGTAGCGGGAGG